ACAGATAAAGAAGAAGTTAAAACAGAACAAGTAGCACAACCTGCTCCTGCTCCTGTTGTGATTAATTTATCAAACAACAACACAAACCAACAAAAACAACAATCTAATAATTCTAATTCTAATTCTAATCATACTAAACCAGCACCAGCACCTGTTCAAACACAACCTGCTCCTGCTCCGGTTAAGAAAGAAGAAGAATCATGGTAAAAAATTTAATTACTATTCTATTACTATTTTTTAGTTTAACTGTTTGTGCCCAAAAGGTAGGAACAGTTAAAACTGAAGAATATAAAGCTGACTTTGAAAAGAAACAATCATTAGATGTTGTTTCTGATTATAAAGGAGATATAGTTATCCCTATTTCAGTTTTAAAAATAGGTATTAATTCTGAACTGTACGAAATGTATCCAGATTTAAAGGATGCTAGAGTAGGTTTAGGTGTAGCTAATATAGTACTTGAGTACTTAGAATCTACAGATAGATTTACCTTTACAGAAGATAAAGAAGAAATAAAACAAAAGATGATTGCCCAACATAAGGCATCAGCTAAAGGAATTTCATCAAATGAAATAGTTGTTAAAGGAAATGTTATTTTAGCAAAATATTTTGTTTATATAGAAGTATACGATTTCAGTATAGGTGAAGACGAAGAAGTTGGAACTAGTGGAATCGAAATAAAACAAAAAACAATATTAGGGTTACAGGTAAGATTTGTGGATGCACAAACTGGTGAAATAATTACTGGATCAGGATCTGGTGAGGCAGTTACAGTGAAGAAATCTAATTTACTTGATGGACTCGATGATATAAAATTTAACCAATCTACGATTGGAATATCTACCAAAAAATCATTAGAAACTGCTTCTTCAAGAGTTGTATCCAAAATGATTAAAAAGGGGATATTCAAAGAGTAGAAATGAAAAAATGGATTTTATTATTTTTGTTGTTTTCAGCCATGACTTCGTTAGCGCAGTCAGGGTACAACTACACTTATACGGATCCCTGTACTTTAACTTCCAAACGTATATTCGTACCCGCAGGAAGTGGGGTAATGGTAAATTATTTTGGTAATAATAGAACATTTTCAACTTCTGATTTTTCTACAGGAGCATTTGAAAGCTGGCTAAGCCAAGTATCCCAACAAAACTCTAACTCACCTTGTGAATCTGTAACTACTTCTATTATAAATGGTATAGCTAATATAACAGTTGCTAATACTTTAACTGTTGTTACAAATATAATATCAGTTACAAATGTAGCACAATCTGTATCAACTATAGGAAATTCTATGACTTCTACAGCTGGAGGTATAACAAATTCTTCACAAAGTGAAAAAAGTAGTACTAACCAAAAATCAAAAGATGACAAAAAATCAAATTCAAATACATCTACAAGAACGAATACAGGAACTGCTGGAACAAGCTCAACAAGTAACCCAAGCCAAGCAAGTCAAACCTCTACTAGCACTTCTGGAGGAACATCTCCACAATCTTCAACAGGAACAACTCAACAAGGAGGAAACACTTCAAATTCAAATCAATCAACTTCAACAGGAAGTTCAACGTCTGAGTCATCTGTAGAAGGATCAAGTGGAAGTGGAAGCAATTTAGCTAATTCTTTATCAAATGCTGTAGATGGAGGATCAGCAGATGGAGGAAGTACTTCAGGTGGAAGTAAAAAAAATAATAATGTTAAAAGTGCAGGAAGTTTAATTGCTTCTGGGGACATAGTGGCAATCGCTAACACGGATCAAACACAAAATTTTAGATTTGTAGGAAGTATAACTCATGCTAATACTAGGGGAACTAGAATTAAAGGAGCTTTATTTAATTTTACCTCAGGTGTCAATAATTTAAATGTTACTTTTTATAAATCCTGGATTAATAAATCTAAAAAATTAAACACAGTAGGTGCTCAATCCTTTATGATGGATTTTGATAAAAATTTCTTTAGCACAACTACAGTATTAGAATCATATAAAGTAAGTAATAAACTAACAGGGATGTTTGGTTTAAATTTTACAGCAGGTAAAATGGGAGAAAGATCTTTATTAAATATGTCTGCTGTAGCTGGAGCACATAGTAGCTTTAAAGTAAGTGATAGAGTTAGTACTAGCATACTTATATTAGGGGTATATTCTCCATTTACTCAATTCTATGAAGGTAAATGGTGGGATGCAGGGTTATTAGCTGTTCCCTTTAATTCATGGGATTTAAAAATAACTAAAACGTTTAAATTTAACGTAAGTTTTACTGGAGTCTATCAAACAGGCGAATCGTTTTTAAACTATCAAATTTTAACTGGAGGTAAATTAAATTTTTAAATTATGAAAAAATTATTATTATTATTGCCGTTATTACTTTTATTATCAAGTGATACAGCTATTAAAAAATGTTATAAAGTAACTAAAGTATCATCTAAGGTTGAAGCACCTGAAATGAAAAAAGAAAGAGTAATATTCGGTATTAAACAAATGACTGAAGAAATTCTATCTGAAAAGTTCGATATATGTGAAAATGGAGAACCGGTTGAAGTTGAAGTAATGTCTATAGAGGCACCTTCAACTAATACGTCTTTTGGTCCATTTTCCAAAACTAAAAAAATTACTATTGTAAAATTAAGATTATTAATTGGTAAAGAAGAATATTGGGGTCAAGGAGAAGCTAATGTAACTGTGCAATCTACCTTCTTAGATTTAAATGATGACAATTTACCATTTAATAAAACATCATTTTCAGGAGCTGTTAAAAAAGCTTTAGTAGAAGCAGTTGATGAAATAAAATCTTAATACGTATAATAAAGTATGTTGTATTCAATTAGTTATTTATTTTTTAACTTAAAAACAAATATAATATGGCTTTTAAAGACATTTTCAAAAAATCAAATGATTACAATGAAAAAACCATAATTGGTTTCCTTTCATTTACTGTAATGGTGCTAGCTATCGTAGTAGATCTTGTAACAGGCTACATGGGTAAAGCATTAGAATTAAACGAATACATCTTTGATGCATTCATGTACATCACATTAGGTAGTTTCCTTCCAGACGTAATTGAAAAATTCGCTGAAATGAAAAATGGTAAAAAATCAAACGACGAATAATTATGAGTTTAAAGAGTTTACAAGAAAAAATAGGAGTAACAGCTGACGGAGCATTCGGTCCTGGTACTATGAAAAAAGCAATGGAGTTTTATAAATTAACTCCTGTAAGAGCGGCACATTTTTTTGCACAGACAGCTCACGAAACAGGTGGTTTTAAAGCATTCTCTGAAAACTTAAACTACTCAGCTCAAGGTCTTCAAGGTATCTTTGGAAAATACTTTCCAGGTAACTTAGAAGAATCATATGCTAGAAACCCAGAAAAAATCGCTAATAGAGTTTACGGATCTAGAATGGGTAACGGTGATGAAAAATCAGGAGACGGGTTTAAATTCAGAGGTAGAGGTGCTCTTCAATTAACTGGAAAAGATAATTATAAAGCTTTTGCTGATTATTTAAAAAAACCAGAAATTATGACAAACCCTGATTTGGTAGCAACAACATATTCTTTTGAATCAGCAATGTTCTTCTTTGATAAAAATAAATTGTGGTCAATTTGTGATCAAGGAGTAAATGATGCAGCTATTTTAGCTCTTACAAAAAGAATTAACGGTGGTACTCACGGATTAGAAGATAGAAATCAAAAAACCAAAAAGTATTACGAGTACGTTAAATAACAAAATATAAGATGAAAACTTCACTTTTAATAACATTATCATTGACAACAGTATGCGCATTTATAGGTTCATATTTCATGCATCTAACAGCAGATAATATCGAACAGTACCTTTCAGTAGCATTTGTAGTATTTGCTGATGGGTTCTTTGGTGTGTGGGCTGGAACTAAAAGAGAAGGATTTCAAACCTTTAAAGCTTTAAAAGTACTTAAAACCTTTGGATTTTGGATAATAATGTTATCCGCTATTTTAACAATAGAAAAAGGATTTGCGGGGACAAGTTGGTTAAGTGAAACTATTATGGCTCCTTTCCTAGTATTCCAATTAATTTCTATATTGAAAAATGCCTCAATGGTGGGTGTAATACATAATGAATTACTTACCCAAATTCTAGATAAGTTAGATAAACATAAAGGTAAAAGAGAATAATTATAAAGATAGGTTGGATTAGTTCCAACCTTTTTTTATATTTATTACTATGATAATAAAATTAAAACAAAGCATTTTTCCGTTTCTAATAGCAGTAGCCGCACTTTCTGTTTCGGCCTCAGCTGCTTTTTATTCTGTTAGTGGTCTAAGTAAATTATTTGCTGGGGCTTCAACTGAAGTAATTATAATGGCAAGTTCATTAGAATTTGCTAAATTGGTAATAGCCTCCCTTTTATACCAATACTGGGATTCAATAAATAAGGTATTACGAACTTATCTTTCAGTAGCAACAGTAGTATTAATTTTAATTACCTCAATGGGTATTTATGGGTTTTTATCTGCGGCTTATCAAGAAACAGCAAGTAAAGCAGGAAGTGTAGACGCCCAAGTTGAATTATTAGAGACTAAAAAACAAAATTTTATTC